GAACGCCTGATGGATGGCGCTAAGCTGCTGAAATGTTCAGAGTTTGGTGACGCGATCATCGAAAATATGTAATACGCATTACGTAACATATAGCCAGCACGAATGTAAAAATCGTGTTGGCTTTTTATTTCACGCCCTCTTTCCCCAAAACTTCCCCAAAACTCTTCCCCAAAACTGTTTATAAAATCACCTTCACACAGCAACCACAATCCAGTCTTTACCGCGATCATCGTTATAGCGATCAGTCATTTTCTGAGTCTTATGGCCGAGTAATTTTTGAGTGTCCACACCCTGTTCACGATACAGACGTTCCGATAGCGAACGCTGCTCATGAAAGGTGGGCGCGGCACCTTCAGCCCAAGTCAGTCCGCAGTGATTCCTGGCCTTTTTGAACGTCGTTGTAATCGAGCTGGCAGACACTTTATCCCCCCGGACGGCCTGCGAGGTTGAGTGACGGAAATGGACTAGATATTTACTCACAACCGCATCGCGGCATTGGGCGACAACTTCCCTTAGCGAGATATCAATGGCAATGCACCTCAAGCTCAGAGGGATGGCAACACGGCAGCCAGTTTTCTCTTGGGTAACATGAAGCATGTCGTCCCAGATGTCCGAAAATTGCATATTAGAGATATCCCCAATACGCTGGCCGGTGACTAGTGCCAAAAGCATTGCGCACTGAAGATAGGGCGGGTGATCCTCTGCAGCGCTGAATATGGCCTGCCACTCGTCCAGTGACAAACGCTGACGTACGACCCGGTTGCGTGGCTGTTTAGTGGCCTGCGCGGGGTTGTAGCCGGGGGGAACGTGCCCAGCGTGCTGGGCCTCTTTGAACACATCGATGATCGCCATCCTTACTACCTGCGCCATTCGGCTATGGCCTTCAGCTTTAACAGCATCGACTATCTCCGCGATCTGTAACGCGCCAACGTCCTTTAAATACATCATCCCGCAATTCTGACGTAACAATTCGACCGGCTTCTTTTTCTGTTTCAATGAGTTTAGTTTTATCTCGCCAGACTCAAGTCGCTCCTGCTGTATTTCAAGATAGCGATCAAGCCAGGTCGTGACGGTAATAAATTCCCGCGATTCCCGCATTTTTGCGATCTTCTCGTTAACACTGAGGATCTGACGTGTCCGCTGTTCTGCAATAATGGCATTGGCTTCATTAGCAACCTGCTTCGCCTCATCAGCGTTGGTTCCCAGACTGTGAAATTTGCCAGTGATAGGGTGCTTATATTGCCAATACACACGGCCAGTGCGTTTATCCAGCTTTGAATAAAGGTTTGGGATTGTAATGTTATGGGTGCGAGGTCTTGCAGCCATCTTCGATAATCCTTCTCAATTTTGGATTTGCTGTTGGTGCTAATTTGGGGGCAGCGAGCATTCCGGTAAATCGTGCCTCCCGGTCAATCATCCACTTCCTGCCTACCTTTACCGCTGGTGGGGCCATCATTCTGCCTTTTGCATACGCCTTCAACGTACGCACGCTTGGAGCCTCTTTACCAAATTCATCTTTAGCCCAATCCTCAAGGCTTACCATTCTGGACATAATCAAACCTCATAACCGGCCAACATCATTTCAGACTTGCCAGCTCCATTTAGATTCTCATTAACAATTAGTCACTACAGTGTCCGGATTCGAACACTGCGCTCCCAACCAAACATTCCATATAAATCCCGCTGGCAATCAGTCGGGCGCGTCGTTTAGCTGCAGCTCTGAGACGCTGAATAGTCTCATCTGAGCGGTCGTTACTCTGGTTGATAACCATTGGCGGCAGTGCCTGCGGAGCCACACGGCGAGGACTCCTAATTAGCGTGTAGGTACGGTCGAGAGCATTACCACCCAGGCTAACCGGGCTAGATGCCTCAACCTGCAAAGTTTTACCGCCGCGTCTCAATGTGCTGTTGATCAAGCGGTTGAACTCACGCAGGGTGATACCAAAGCGATCTGCTAGCTCACGGCCCGTTGCTGGACCCTTTGAGAGCTGCCAGGCAAGTTTCTCGCTGAAACCGGCGTTTGGGCCATGACTGCGGCGATAGTGGGCAATTTTTTTCATGGCTGTGCCTCCTGCTGAGCAGGGCGGGAACATGCTGGTGATTGGGCTGATGACTGTCTGGTACGCGCGCTGCGTTTCAGGTTGAGCTGCGAAACCAGCCGCGATGTGTAATCGCCGGGGGTGTTACAGACGATACGCGGGTGGGGGTATTCGTCAAAGATTTCCGTAATCAGATCGTCGATGTCCAAGATCATAATCCGTTCCTCGATTATGGCTGGTGGGCTTCTGCAATAGCCCACTGCCGTTTCTCCACACTAAAAAAATTTTTTGTGAGAGGGCGCAAACTCATTTGGCTGAGAGCATCCTTTCTCAAAGGAAACTTGTAGGAAAACGAATGTTCGCATTTACGGACTAAATGGTCAATGATGTTTGTTCGTTTTTACGGACGCAGGCGGGTGGGGCCATTTCTATGGCCATTTATGAGTTGTCAATTGAAGGGGAGTTTTATGGCAGTTTTGTCTGAACTGATATGCCAGTAGCAACAATCTGAGAAAGCGATTCCAGCTCAATAGTTTTATAGCCAGAATTCATTGGTGCCAGGTAGGCGCTGGGGCCGTCAATCACTAGTTTTTTTATTACCGTTGAATTGCCAACATTAGCCAAAACAATTTGACCCGATTTAGGTGGTTTATTGGGATCAAAAATAACGATGGCACCCTCTGGGATGAGTCCAGCCATTGAGTCATTATCCATTTCTACAGAGAACGCATGGGGGGATACGTCATCAGTAACGGATATCCATTCTGAAAATTTGGGATTTTGATTCATTAGATTTCTCCAGTCCCCCGCCTGCGCCAGCGAGACTAGAGGGATTTTCTGAAGCGACCTTTGATCCACCTCACCCCTGTTACTCCTTTGTGAGTAATTTCCGCCATTTATTAACCATGCTTCCGTTACGTTCAGAATCTTGGCTAATTTGGGAATGTGTGTTGCGGAAGGGTTGTTACCGCCATTCACCCATTGGCTAACAGTGCTTTTTGATGCTCCGGTTCCCGTCACTAGATCTCTGCTGCGCAAATTGAGTTCCTGCATTTTGCTGACAATGCGATCACTAATGGTTTGTGGAAATTGCTGTTTCATGATTGTCCGTTTTTCTGAACTATTAATGTTTGAATTATTGACCATATAGCATCCTTTGACTTAAACTAAAATCGTTCGCTTTTACGGATGATTGGGGTTATGAATAAATCTGAGGTTTTAAATTATTACGGTGGAGTCACAGCAACAGCGCGATTCCTGAACATTGCAAAATCCAGCGTCAGCGGTTGGTCAGATCCTATCCCATGGAAATTTGCGCTGCTGATTTCCGAGATTACAAAGAACGAACTTAAGTTCGTGTCCAGCGATTATCCCGAACTGGTGCCGCTATTTGAACCACAGCAGGAGGTTGTGAGCCGTGGGTAATGAACCGAAATGGAAAGCAGAGCGCCAGCCAGCATGGCTGATCAAAGCGATTCGCAAAACAATCGCCGGTCTGGCTGGTGGATATTCAGAGGCCGCTGAGATTCTGGATGTTACCGAGGACGGTGTTCATAACAGGCTGCGCAATGGTGGCGATCAGTTGTTTCCGATTGGCTGGTCGATGGTGTTGCAGCAGGCAGCCGGCAATCATCACATCGCAACTGCCATAGCCAAAACGTCTGGCGGCGTCTTCGTGCCACTACCGGATGTCGAGCTAGTGGATTACGGCGATATCAATCAGCGACTGCTGGAGGCTATCGAGCAGATCACCCGCTACTCACAGCAAGTCAGAGCAGCCATTGAGGATGGAGTGGTGGAACCGCATGAGCGTGAGGTGATTGACGAGGAATTACACCGTGCCATTACCAAATTACAGGAGCACACCACGCTCGTTTACAGGGTTTTTTGTGCCCCAGAAAAGTGAAAGCGCCAGGTTGCAGCCCGGCGCTTTCGGCGACTACATCATTTAGTGTGGAGAAATAATCGCGTGAATAATTTAAACAGATCCCCGGAATTTCCGCAATTCCGTTGCCTGCCCATGAGGGGCGGGCGCAGTCGGCAGCCATTCCGTTATTCGCTCAATTTACCTGATGGCCATCACACCGTTAACCACAGTTTTGTGGAGTGGGCTGTGGGTGAGCACCTCCAGAAATTACGCAAATCAGGGGGCTAAATGCCCCAGCTATCAGACGAAATTATCCAGCCGTGGGTCGCGCGCTATGCCGATCCACGCGGTGTGATTGTTGAAACCATAGGCGTTGATGTCACGAATAACCGGGTGCTGTTCAGGCGTCCAGGTTACCCGTACGTCTGCGTCCAGCCCCGAGAAACATGGGGCCGGAAATTCAGAAGGATTAAGGGTGAATAACCAGATGTTTGATGAATTGAAAAAAATGAGAAGCGGCATCGTGCAGGATGCCGCAGAGGGTCAGATTTCAATCTCTTCCGGGTTATGGTCTTTCAGCCAGTCCAGAAGAGCCAAGTCCATGCGCGTCTGCCAACCATCACCAGTGGCCTTGAAGGCATTAACAACTTCCGGTGAATGCCTGATTGTTATGCGAGTTTTAGGGTTATCAGCCACGGGGCGACCACGCTTGGCTTTAATGACATCTGCCAGTGGAACCAACTTGGTATCCGCATCTTCTAGAAGCATCGTGTCTGGATCGCTGCTAACGGCATCTCGGATATTTTTGTCTTCCTCGTCAGACGGGAAGATAGTACCTGCTTTAAGTCTCGGCATATTTTCTTATCTCCTGTTTAGTGGCGAGGCGCAGACTAATAATTCTATAACACTCAAAATCGTCTGTTACGGTGAAGCAAACCGAAAAAATTTTGTTACCAAGATACGCAATGCCGTAAGTCAGGCCAATGTATCGCGTCTCGTCATAATCATATCGATCATCTTCGGTTACGACCATGTTGTCCCAGTCGAGATTTTCAGCTTCGGCAAGAGAGTAACCATGTTTAGTGTTATTGGTTTCGCTCTTATTCGGGTCGAAAGTGATTTTCATGTATTTATTGTATGCACATTAATTGGTAAGTCAAACGTTGATTATCTGATTTTCGGGAGTTATAGTTCAAGTGCAGCGGCAAAATCCGCTGCCGGGATTGGCGTCCTGGAAATCATCAAAGCGCACAACCGCGCCAGCGGTTTTTTTGTGTGCATAGCACGGCTACACCTGTCAATGGTGGGGCGTGCAGGGGCATCGAAAGATGCGCCGGGTGCTTTGGTGACCGGTTACGCCAACCCTGTACGTCTCACCACCAATGAGATTGGCGTCTCACGTGGTGAGTTTTCAAAAATCACCAAAGAGGCAGCCATCATGGCTACGATCACTACCCAGACTCAGCCTGAGTTTTCTTACCGCAGCAAAAACAATCTTGCCCATCACGCATTACTTACCAGTGCGCTGCTCGATGCTATCTGCTATCTGGCCGCTTCAGGTGACACCTGCGCCCAGATACACATCACCGACCTGTGTGTCATTGCGTCTGAACGTGCCGACCATCTGGCTGAGGAAATTGAAATCAGCGAGGTGCGCGCATGAGCCAGTCTGTATATGAATTCGTCTATAACCACCAGTTTGAGAAACCGATACATCGCCTCATTTTGGTACGCATTTTCAGCGCTGGCTCACTGGATGGGCAGGGCGAGAGAATCTTAGATCATGACGTCCTGGCAAACTTCTGCTGCTGCTCACGTCAGGTAATGTTCAAAGAGTTGAACGTGCTTGAGCGGGCCGGTTATTTGCACATGCGAAAAATTGGCGAGGTGAACATCGATGGCGCTGCCAGACTCGAACCTGCGCGTGGCTACGCGATTAATGCGTGCGGGGCTTAATATGGGGGTATTAACTCAACTTCTTGACCGCCCAATTGCTTATAACCCAGCGTTTGCAAGGCTCAGGGTAGGCAACGTTAGAACAGGCCCGGTCGCAGCTGTTTTCCTGTCCCAAATGGTCTACTGGCATAACCGCATGGACGGTGGGTGGATGTATAAAACTCAGGCCGACATTACTTCCGAAACCGCACTCAGCAGGGACGAGCAAGAGACCGCACGTAAGCGTCTCGTGGCTATGGGGGTGCTTGAAGAAGCCCGTCGCGGCGTTCCGGCCACCATGCATTACCGCATCAACGTCGAGCGGCTTGAGTCATTGCTGGTTGAGTCGGTACAGGCTGGTGGAACTGTAAAAAAGGAGAAAACCAGATTGCGGGGTTCCCAGTATGTGGAAACCCCGCAATCTGGATTGGTGCAATCCAGCAATCAAGATTGCGGGAAGACCACAGACAAGTTTGTGGAGACGCCACTAACAAGTACGTGGGAACCCCTCGAACAAGTCAGTGGAACCCCCGCAATCTTTCATACAGGAGATTACACAGAGAATACTCAAGAGATTACACAGGAGAATAAAAACCCTTCTTGTCCGGAAACTTCGCCTCCGGACGACCTGCCTGTGGATAACCCTGATCAATTCTTGGCACGTTATCCCGATGCGGTGGTGTACAGCGAGAAAAAACGTCACTGGGGCAGCCATGAGGATTTGAAGTGCGCCGAATGGATTTGGGGGCAGATTACTCGGCTCTACGAACAGGCCGCCGAGACTGATGGAGAACTGGCAAGACCCAAACAGCCGAACTGGGCCGCATGGGCTAACGACGTGCGCCTGATGTGCTCACAGGACCAACGCACTCACTACCAGATTTGCAAGATGTTCAAACGCGTTCAGAGCGATCCGTTCTGGTGCCGGAACATCCTCAGCCCGTCTAAACTCCGCGAAAAATGGGATGAGCTGGTGGTAAGGCTCGGTCCGGTTCAGCGGTCAATCACAGACATTTCACCAGTTGATTACGCCATCCCTGAAGGGTTTCGCGGTTGTTAAGAGATTTCAAAAATGACTACGCTATCGAAAATTTACGACAATAAATCTAAAACTGAAACGAACATCACTACCCGCAAAACCTACCTGCTGGGCGTTGATGAACTCTATGTCGAGATTGGTTACAACATACGGGAAATCGACCAGACCCATGTCGAGGAATTCCGCGATGCCTACATCGCTGGTGAGCATGTGCCTCCGTTGGCTGTGCAGGTAACGGAAAAGGGCATAAAAATCATCGATGGCCATCACCGTTACTACGGGGCCAAACTGGCACAAGAGGCCGGTTATGACATCCGGCTGGAATGCAAAGACTTCATAGGCAGTGAGGCTGATCGTATTGCCTTTATGGTCACGTCCAGTCAAGGGCGTGCACTGGAACCACTTGAGCGAGCAGTTGCATATCAGCGCCTGATGAATCAGGGCTGGGAACCGGCCCAGATTGCCAAAAAAGTAAAACGGTCGATCACTGACGTTGAAAATCACTTGGCGCTGCTGACGTCTGGTGATGAGCTGATCGCATTGGTTAAAAACAAAGAGGTTGCCGCCACTACCGCCGTCGCGCTGGTTCGTGAGCATGGTGCGTCAGCTGGCAGGGTAGCAAAAACGGAATTGGAAAAGGCTAAAGCCACGGGCAAGAAGAAATTAACCAAAGCCGCAGCACTGCCACAGTTCAGCGCAAAACAAACCCGTCAGCTAGTGGAGCTGTTAGCTAAACATTGCCAGGTAGAGCAGAACGAGGAGGGCGCACGTATTACCCTGACTTTTGAAACTGACCTGCAGGTGGCTGAGGTAATGGGTATTATCGCCGCCGTCAGAGAGCATGACGTCATCACAGCGCCAGACAGTCAATAACCGTTAAAGGCTGAGCCAGATGACTCTGAAGTAGACGACTTACCACTTAAGAAAAAATTTTAATGTTAATAATAGTTGTCAATTGAATACAATGGCATGTTAAATTATGAATATGCCATTTTAACATTCGTCAATACTTTCTGGAGGTTTAAGAATTTAACGGGATAGATCTGACTAAAAATTTCTAGAAAGGCCGAAATTTTTTGAAAATTCAATTGGTAGGCCCTTCTTTTTTGGCCTTTTTGAGGGGCGAAACTTTATATGTATAACAACAGTGGGTGATGTGATGTCTGACTTCATAAAAGAGATTTTTGCATCTCTAAAAAAAACTTCTACAGAACGTATCAGTAATCCTTTCTATGGCGTTTTCATTTTTACATGGCTTGTATACAACTGGGAAGGTGTGGCCATAATGCTCTTTAGTGACATGAAAATGCAAGAGAGGGTGCGCTTTATAAATTCTGCATATCCATTTATTTATATACTTCCTTTTTGCTCTGCCGTATTCCTCACATTTGTTTTACCTTGGTGTACAGAAAAAATTACTTTTTTTCAGTCTAAGCCTCTTAGCAGAACGTCCTCTTTATTAGCTATTAGGAGGAAACGTATGCTGATATCAGATATATCGGTTGAAAGGTATAGAGCAAAAAAAGATGTTGCTTATGAACGTTATAAGGTTGGAGCTGAAAAAGAGGTGCAAGACATGAAGGAAAAGATTATTCTTTCTACCGAGCGCACTGGAGAATTGACTGCATCTCTCAAGGATTCGCAAGACCAAGTATTTAATTTGAAAAAAGAAATTTCCTCTCTTAGTAAAGTTAGTAGCGAATTGAAAATTGAGAAAGCTAAAAGTGATGATTTCCAAGAACAACTGAAAGTTAACAAAAAAATGTTAGATAGTTCTATGTTGCAATTGGAGAAATATAGAGAAGAAAATGAAAATTTAAAATTTGCTATTGATAATGTTGTTTCTCATAACTCGCAACTCATAGCTGATAACTCAGAATTTTTACACAACAAAACTAAAGATGGTAGGGTTTATCTGAAACCTCAAGCAGCACTAGGCTTGAAGGATGTTAAGGCAGTAATAAATATTATGAACGAGAATCACGAAAATCAGTCCAAGCACACTAAAAGCAGCGTTTTAGATGAGTATGTAAAAGCTCGCTCTCAATTAAACAAAGATAAAAGTAGTTAGTTTGATTTTTAGTTTATTTTAAAATGAACTCTTGCAAATTGTCTTTTATAATTAGACAAGTTTTTTTCATTTTAAGAAAGCACATTTGCAGTAATGCCTTATATTTTCTTACTCAGTAGTTAACTTTTTTAATCATAAGGCTGTAGTTATTGATGACGCTTTGCAGGGCGTTTCAATTTAATTATCTAGTAATAACATGTCTTTTACATCCAGGTTTGCATGCAATAGTTGCCGTTTAGGTGTGCAGGTAATTCACAGGATGTGAATTATTTAACCAAATCATAATTAAGTAGTGTGGAGAAATTATGCGTAACATGTCACGAGTTTTGGATTTATGGGGTGCTTGGGCAGCCAGCGATAATAGTGGAGTTGACTGGCAGCCAATTGCTGCAGGATTTAAAGGTCTTATCCCTCATGGCAAAAAATCCAGAATGCAGTGTTGCGATGATGATGGAATAAAAATTGATGGATGCGTAGCAAGGTTGCGCAAATACAAACCAGAAGAGTATGAATTGATTATTGCACACTTCGTAATAGGGCTTTCACTACGGAGTATCGCAAAAAAGAGAAAATGCTCAGATGGTACGATTCGGAAAGAAATACAGACAGCTATGGGCTTTATTGACGGTATGTTATATATGACTGAATATTAGTTTAAATTAATTTTTGCACCATACCTAGGATGCCAATACCTGTTGGCATCCAAGCCAAAGTCATTGTCAAATCAAGTACTCGACGGCAAAAAACTTCATTTTTTGTTAAATGTAATCTGGCACTGTCGAGCCTAATCTTTATTTCAGATTGATCGCCTTTTAGTCTATTTTCGATGCCAAAAAATAAAGTATCTTTCGCATGGATTATTCTGTCTAACTGTTTTTTTTGGGAGGAGCACAGTAAAGAGGTAATTAATGAGGTAAGGCAAATTCCTGAAAGGGCGATGAACATTTCAGGTTTGCTAGTTATTTGAAAAATAGCTATAGATGCCACCATAGATATAGGTATGGCTAGTGCTTTAGTTGAAAGTTCAGAAATTACCTTTGATAATTTGTCCGCATACTCTAGTTCAGCTTCTGAAACTTCCTTTCGTGATTTATGAAAAGAAAAAGCCGACATGTAGATAGCAAGATTATTTATATAAAGGGTGTTTATCTTATTCCAATTCTTTAGCAAAGACGTAAAATCGCTGGAATTAGAATTGACGTATTCGATTAAAGTGTTCCTAAAAGTATTTAACTTTTCTATGTAATGAATATCTTTATCAGCACCTTCTTTGGCTAACGCATCCACAATGCTTGTATCTAAAGACGCAATATTCAGAACTTCTTCCGAAAGTTTTGTTTCAATTACTGCTGATGAGGATTTAGATTCCGAATGTAAAATAAATACAAGTTTGAAGAAAGAACCATTGCTATCTTTTTTAATGTCATTGAAGTGCGCAATTTTAGCCAAATTTTTAATTAGGCTACAGATAGATTCAATTTTCTTTATGTAGTCAGGCTTTACAGGATCAAAAGGTGAGTAATCATCAGCGACGATATAATAATTTTCCGGTACTTCACCTTTCTTAAGCGTGTTGATCAACACGAATTCGGATTTTGTTGCGTAAAAAGTCTCAGCACTGCCTTGGTTTATACTGAAAGTATAAGAAACCACATTACCAGAATGAGGTATTTCTTCAGGGCTAAATATATCGTCACCATCTACCTCCAAATCCTTAAAGGTACCAGATGATGATTTAGGACCATAAAGTGATAGTATAAGCTCGCGATTGTCATTGAAATTTATTGTAGCCGAAAACGAAACGCCATTGAAGAAGGGGCGTTCTGATTCGCGGTATAATTTAATGACATCATTTAAATTCATTTTTATCTATCACTTGTCATTCTTTATTTCAATGCCCATTTCTTTAAGGGCTTGTCTGATTTTAGTTGTTGCTTCAACAGGAAGTTTATTGAAAGTAAGATTCCCAGCCTCATCATCGTAGTATATTTTAGCATCACTACTAGTGCCGAGTAAATCTTTATCAAAGTTGAAACTATATTGAGAGTGTGGATCTTTAAATATGACGTTTCTGATTTTGTCTAATGAAGTTTTATTTATTATAAATTCTGTAGGGATCTGAACATCTTCGTTATTCAGATGCTTCATTAAGCCCCTTACTAGTTCGTCCCTTTGTTCATCCGGCAAAGATTTAAGTTTATTGGTTGCTAAAGCCTCAACATCACTTAATCTTGCGGAGTGGCCATTATTAAACTGACCTTCCATATAAGAAATTAAGGCATTTCTGAAACTGTCTGCTTTATTTGCGATTTCAGGATGTTTTTTAAAAAAACGCTTGGCTTCATTTGGCAATTTTCTGGTGGCACCAGCGGATGCAGTTCCTTTGTCACAACCTAGTGCTGAGATAAAATATGCTGCTGCAGATTGCCCTGTGGTTTTGCTGATAAAGCTTAAATAACTTAATTCTGTTCTTTCTTCAGTGGAAGCTTTTTGGTAATCATCGTAATAGCGAAAGTTAATTTTAGCAGCTTGATTTATATTGTTTAGTTCTAAATGAATCATTTCCTCTGGTTCAAGGTTTTCGCTTATTGTGACACCATTTGTTTTCTTTATCATTGTTACTAAAAAGTATCTAAACCCTGAAGTTATATAGTCTGAAAATACTACATAACCACCAGATGACCACGGTTGTGATTTGGCAGCATTATACATCTGTTTCATGATCTGCGTGGTCAAATCTATAAATTTTGAAGAGTCATAGTTTGTTAATTTGTGGTACTCATGGAACATGGCGGGAATTGGTCCCTTTTTGTCATCTTTTGTGATGAAAATCCCATAGTGCGCCGAATTACCCTTAGTGCCATACATGTCAACAACTCCAGTGACAAGCTTTTGAACAATGTCATTGGTTTTATCAAGTTCAGACTTTCGAATATTGTAAGGTTTAGAGTGATTAAAATCCTTTTGAGCTTCTTTGATAAGCTCATGAACAATAACGTGTTTTATAATTATTTTGCTCATTTGATTCTTCCTTGCTGAGTCACTGTGTAGTTGATGAGAATCATAATAAATTACTAACGCGTACGCAAAAACTATTGTAGTGTGTTAAGTATTATAGTTTCCATGTGTTACCACTTATCCCTATAGATCACACCTCAATGTTGGGGCTTAAGCGTCTCGAGTTCTGCAAACCGCGAGGCTTTTTTTATTCTTTTTTGGCTTTATTACTGAGCGATTTCTAAGTGAATCATAAAATAACGATGTCCGGCGTTGAATTATTCAATGCCGATTGTCTGCGCGTGCTGAAAACCATGCCGGACGATTCAGTTGACTTGATTGTTACCGACCCACCATATTTCAAAGTGAAACCGGAGGGATGGGACAATCAGTGGAAAGGGGACGCAGATTATTTACGGTGGCTGGATTGCTGCCTGGCGGAGTTCTGGCGGGTGCTAAAACCCAACGGGAGTATCTATCTATTTTCGGGACATCGACTGGCATCTGATATAGAAATCATGATGCGTGAGCATTTCAACATTCTAAACCACATCATCTGGGCTAAGCCTGATGGACGCTGGAAGGGCTGCCACAAAGAAAGCCTGAGGTCATACTTTCCCTCAACTGAACGCATACTGTTTGCAGAGCATTATCAAGGTCCGTACAAACCAGACGCATACGCTCGGAAATGCGATGAGTTAAAACGGCAGGTGTTGACACCTCTGATTGATTATTTCCGTAATGCCCGGTCAGAGCTGGGTATAACCGCTGCCCAGATTGTTGCGGCAACAGGTAAGAAGAACATGGTCTCGCACTGGTTCGGCACCAGTCAGTGGCAGCTTCCCAACGAGGCTGATTACCTCAAATTGCAGGCGCTGTTTACTGAGATAGCCATTGCACGCCGTCAATCAGGAAGGTTAGCCACACCGCACCATCAGTTGGTGGACACGTATCACTCTCTGAACCGTAAATATTTGGAGCTGCTGGAGGAGTACAAATCCCTGCGCCGGTATTTCGGCGTCACTGTAGCGGTTCCCTATACAGACGTATGGACACATAAGCCGGTTCAGTTTTACCCCGGCAAACACCCATGCGAAAAACCTGCTGACATGCTGGAGCAGATTATAAACGCCAGCAGTAGGCCGGGTGATGTAGTCGCTGATTTCTTCATGGGGTCAGGTTCAACGATAAAGGCGGCAATAAAGCTGAATCGTTCTGCAATTGGCGTTGAGCTGGAAGAGGAGCGATTTCAGCAGACGGTTAGCGAACTGAATCAGCTAATCGAGTAAATCAGAATTTATTAATCATTAAGAGGGACCGCTAATGGCTGAGCCATTAAGCACCGGCGCTACGGCAACCGTAGCTGGCTGGGGCATTGTCACGTCTGCGCTGGTGGGTTTCATCACCTCTGTGGATTACTCAACCGCGTTCGGTGCGTTTGCCGGATCGATGTGCTTCATTGTCACCGCCAGTGAACTGACACGGCGGCAGATATTCGGTTATTTCGTGTTTGGTTATGCCGCAGGGATATTCGGAGCCGGTTTTGTCGCTAACAAAATTGAAGACTATCTCAATTACCACGAGAAACCACTGGACGCTCTGGCGGCTGTGATTATTTCGGCAGCAGCAGTACAGGGCTATTTTTGGCTGAAAAATGGTGGGGTTTCTAGGCTGCCATTTGTAAAAAAATGGCTGGGGGAAAAATCATGATCTTTAGTTCTGATCTTCTGACGGTAATTGATGTCGCTATTTGCGCGGCTATCGCACTGCGGCTGATGTTGTTTAGCAAAACAGGCCTGACCCATAAGCCGGGCATGTCGTGGATTGCTGCAGGACTAATTATGTTTTACGGCAATTTTTTTCTGCTCTGGTTATTCGGGCATTACCACGCCAGCGGTTGGCCGGTGGTGGTAGCGAACGGTCTGATATGCCTGGCTGTCTTTGCAGCGCGGGGTAATGTTTCTCGCCTGATTCCTGAACCTTCACGGAGTAAAAATCAGTGAGCCAAATTATCGAAATTCTCAATTATGAGGAGGGCTATAGCGAGACTCCCTATCTGGATACCCGCAATTTTCCGACAGTTGCTGGTGGTATCAAGATCGGGCCGCAAAATGCTCCGATCAGTCAGTATCAGTTTACGGTTCCCCGTCCTGTGGGCGACACATGGAAAAAATGTTTGGTAGACGCAAAAACCGCCTCTATGAATCGGCAGCCTGCAATTGTGGCAGCCTTGGCGCAGTGTAACGATGCCCGCCGCGACATTCTTAATAGCATGGCCTATCAGATGGGTGTGTCCGGTCTTGCCGGTTTTACCAATATGCTGGGCTTGATTTCCAAAGGGGATTTTCCCGGCGCAGCCAGCGCCATGCTGAAAAGTTTATGGGCGCGTCAGACACCAAACCGCGCCAGCCGCCATGCTGATGTTATGCGTACCGGCACCTATGACGCCTACAAAGGGTTGATCTGATGCAGAGTCTATTAACCGCGTTGACTTTCATTGCTGGCCTTTTGTTGGCAGCGTTCGGGTTAGGTCGAAATAGAGGCAAGAACGCTGCAGAAACTGAATCAGTAGCGGAACAGGCATCTATTCAGGCTGAGGAGTCACAAAAACATATTGAGGCGATAAAAAATGCTGTCGATGCTCATCAGGACGTTAATAGCCAGTCTGATGCTGATGTGTCTGAACGGCTGCGGCAACAGTGGCAGCGGCAGGGTGATTGATACGGGGTGCGAATGGGCTAGCCCTATCTATGTCAGTGACCACGATATAGACGTAATGAGCGGCCAGACTCAGCGGGCAATTCTGGCACATAATGAAACGTGGAAGCTTAATTGCGATCATCACACGAAAAAGAAATGAACGAAGCAAAACCGCAAGGCGATAGCACCGTAAAGGGCTATCACACGCTTGGTCCGAATGAAATCGAAGACATAACGAGCTGAAAAAATCTAGCCGTGACTTTTGCAAGTTGCTGCATAACAGAGAGTATGGGTATGTGACGAGCTTTCGATGACGGTTGACCTTTCAGCCGAGACCCATAAAGCAGCCCGCTGCTTATTTATTGCCCGGACTAAAATGCAAGAAGCCTGCATTTGGGCTTACCCTGCGTTAGCTCGTTCGCACTCAGAATGCTGAGTTCATCACAAGGCGCAATTGCGAGTGCGCATGATGATGATTATCAGGCAGAATACCCCCACAGAATAATGGAGGTATAAATGAACTATCTTTATCAGCTAGCTATAGGACTTTTGTCGGGATCATTTGCAGCATGGCTAACAACTTTTTTGGCTTTAAGGCGATTTTATAATGAAAAATGGTGGGAGAAGCGAGCAACTGCTTTCATCGAAATAACAGACGCAATCTATCATCTTAAAATTGAATTTGAATATTATTGCGACCGAAGAGAGTTTGATAGAGCACCTAACGAGTTTCCACAATTCATAAAACTAGATGAAGAAGGCATAGAACAGATGAGAAGCGCCTCTTCAAAAGCTATGAGCGTTGTGACCAAATTTAGTCAGGTTGGACCCTTGCTTATAACGGAAGAAGTTTCAAAATTGCTTAATGACTACCTCGCGGAATTGAGGAAAATTACCAATGAGGTCTACTTCAGAGATTGGGATGGCGAGGAAGCGGAAAACTATCAGCTTGAAATTACATCGAAACTACTTAAAGACTTGGTTGAAGTTTCAAAAAAAGAATTAAAATCAAAATAGCCTCCTTCAGGAGGTTTTTTTATTGGAGACACCAATGGTCGTAACCCCTGACGCCATAGTCATTGGTGGCACCAATCAATCCGGCACATCCCTTCTCGAAACTTTTATTAATGCCCACAAAAGAACTCCACCTGACACGCTATTTATCCAGAACGATGGCGAAAAAAACCTACATCATTGTGGTACGTGACTCAGGTAGTTAAAACACATTACAAAATGATTAATGCCCTAACGGCTTAATTAGTGGAGGCTTTGTTTTAATCAAACGAGGTTGATTAATGCCCCGAAAAATCCCTAAAGCTTGCCGCTCGCGAGGATGCAGACATACCACAATAGATAGAGACGGTTATTGCAGCGATCACAAATCCTCAGGATGGGAGAGATACACTAGAGGTAAGACGGCTGAGCAACGCGGGTACGGGCCGGAATGGCGCAAGCTCCGAAATATCGTGATCAAGCGCGATAAGGGGTTGTGTCAGCCATGCAAGCGCGAGGGCGTTATCCGACCGGGCTCCAGTGTCGATCACATCATAGCGAAAGCTCACGGCGGGACAGATGACCCGAGCAATCTGGAGTGTATCTGCACCGATCACCATAAAACCAAGACAGCCCGCGAGAGGTTCTCTCTATAAGATAGTCACAGATCAAATATTGTTCGTGAGTTGAGGCGTGCGCGCTCTGGCAATGTGTTCCTGCTGGACTGGAGCAATGCGATAAAGCAAGCCAGTGTAAAGCGCTTAGCCCGCCGTGCCGCTTCTCTTTTTACTCGGGAGGTGGGGCTTGATGCCCTTCGCGAAGAGTTGAGGCTGACTGTCATCGGAGCATTGGAGGCTGACGATCGTAAAAGCTTTTAATTCGAATAGTTATATTGCCCATTAAATGAATACCTTAGCACGCACCGACACCTGCAACTGAGAACCATTATCATGGGGGGGTGGTTAAATCCCTACGGCTTTTCGCTCCCCTGACTGCCCGCCCCACTAAATTTTTACGCGTCCGAAATAAGGATCTTTTTTTCCGATAGTTTTTAACAATTGTTCAAGGGGGAAATATGGCAAGCGTTAGAGCTTCGGGGGGTGGCAGGAAGAAAAATTTACCGGCGAATATGAAAAGCAGCGTGACGAGAATTGCTCCTCCGGTCGAGCTCCTCTCCGACATTGCGGTAAAGCTCTGGAAATCACAATCGAAGATTCTGATCGAGCGCGGGCTCTTTGAGCCGGAAGACGCTCCGATCCTGCTGGCCTACTGCAACGCTTTTCATCTGATGATTGAAGCCGAGAAGATGATCGCGACAGAGGGCTTTACGGATGTTGGCGGGACGGGTGGCCTCAAAAAGCACCCCGCCGTTAACGTCCGAAATGATGCCGTTGCGCAGCTCGCCCGACTGAGTTCTCTCCTCGGCCTCGACCCATTGAGTCGCGTCCGCATGATGACCGCAGGCGGCAACGACGACGACGAGGAAAACGAATTCGACGAGTTTTAAACTATGGCGACTTATCCAAATGTGAACGACGCGAACCGCTACGCGCGGGACGTGGTCGCCGGGAAAATCCTCGCCTGTCGTTACGTTAAACTCGCCTGCAAGCGTCACCTCGACGATCTCAAAAAGGAAAAAATTAAAAGCTGGCCTTACCGCTTCGACAAGAGCAAAGCGGAGCGGTTTTGTCGGTTCTCGCAAAAAATGCCGCACACCTCCGGCGAGTGGGCGCGGAAAAAGCTCCGCCTGACGCTGGAGGACTGGCAAAAGTTTTGCTTTTGCGTGTCGTTCGGCTGGGTACGCAAAGACGACGGCCTCCGTCGCTTTCAGGAAATTTACATCGAAGTCCCGCGCAAAAACGGCAAGTCGCTGATCGCGGCTTGTGTCGGCAATTACATGTTTTGCGCGGACGGCGAGCACGGCGCGGAAGTCTATTGCGGCGCGACGACCGAGAAACAGGCGTTTAAGGTTTTCGAACCGGCGCGGCAGATGGCGCAAAAGCTCCCGGCACTGCGTAAGAAATTCATGATTAAGCCGTGGGCCAAAAAAATGACCCGGCCCGACGGCTCTGTTTTCGCTCCGATCATCGGCGACCCCGGCGACGGCGACTCGCCCTCATGCGCGATTATCGACGAATATCACGAACACGCGACCGACGCCCTTTATACAACCATGACGACCGGCCAGGGCGCGCGCGAGCAGCCCGTAACGCTGATCATCACGACGGCAGGCTACGACATAGCCTCGCCATGCTATGACAAGCGGGCGCAGGTCGTGGAGATTCTGGAGGGGATTCGAACCGGCGGCGCTAATGAGGCGATTTTCGGGATTATCTACACCCTCGACAAAGACGACGACTGGACGACCGAGGAGGCAATTCAGAAAGCAAACCCGAATTTCGGGATCTCCATTAAGCCCGCGTTTCTGAGGGCAAAGCAGGAGCTCGCAAAGAGCACCCCGAGCCAGACAAATAAGATCCTCACAAAACACTTTAATTTGTGGGTTTCCAGTAAGGCCGCGTTCTACAACCTGCAACGCTGGCAGGATGCCGCCGACAAGTCGCTCAAGCTGTCTGACTTCGCGGGCGAGCCGTGTTACCTCGGAATCGACCTGGCCTCAAAACTGGATTTAAACGCCGTCGTTCCTGTGTTTATGCGGGAGATTGCCGGGGTTAAGCATTTTTACATCGTCGGCCCTATGTTTTGGGTTCCCGAGGATACGGTTTACAGCTCCGACCCTGAGCTCAAGCGCACGGCGGAGCGTTATCAGTCGTTCGTAAATCAGGGCGTACTGACACCGACCGACGGCGCGGAGGTCGACTATCGGGTAATTTTCGAGACGATCCTCAAGCTCCGCGAGACGGTCAAAATCGAAAGCTGTCCGATTGACCCCTACGGCGCGACGTCGCTCTCTCACATGCTCGACGATGAGGGCTTGTGTCCGGTCACAATCACGCAGAATTTTACGAATATGTCCGACCCGATGCGCGAGATTGAGGCCGCGCTCGCTGCTGGCCGTCTTCACCATGACGGCAATCCGATCCTGACCTGGTGCGTTCAAAACGTTGTCGGGAAGTATTACGCCGGATCGGACGACGTCGTCCGCCCTACAAAAGAGGGCAACGAAAACAAAATCGACGGCGCGGTCGCCGCAATGATGGGCGTCGGGCGAGCAATGCTCAACGAGCCGGGCGATCTCCTGTCTACTCTCGACGACGAGGACATTCTCACACTATGAAACTGTTACAAGACGCCCTGGGCGTTGTGGGCTTCGGCCTGCTTATCGGCGCTGCTTACTTGTATTGGGGAACGGCTTCGGCGATGGCAGTCGCAGGCTCCGGCCTGCTGTTGGCTGGCCTGCTTATGGCTCGCGGAGGGCGTTCCTGATGCTCTTAGATGCGTTTTTCCGCTCCGACACAAACGACGGACCGGGGAATCTGGAAAATCCCGCGACACCGCTTACAGGCGACAACGTCGCAGCGGCTGGATCACATGCCGACGTTTACGTCTCCCCGGAGACATCGCTCAAGCTGGCGGCGGTCTACTCGTGCATTTACGTGATCTCGTCGAGCCTGGCGCAAATGCCGCTACACGTTTTGCGCCGTGACGGCGATAACGTCCGGCAGGCAACCGAGCACCCGCTTTATTACCTGGTACACGACGAGCCGAACGAGTGGGAAACCTCCTACAAGTGGCGCGAGCTGATGCAACGACACGTTTTAGGCTGGGGCAACGGTTACACCGAAATCAAGCGCAACCGGCGCGGCGACGTGACTGAGCTCGCGCACCGGATGCCGTGGGAATCGTGCTTAACGAAATTTTCTGGCCGCTGGCGTTATGGGATTTACACGGAGGACGGCTCCTGGAGCGTTCACCCTGACGACATGATCCACATTAAAGCGCTGGGGAATTGTGACCGCTGGGGCTTGTCGCCAATCATGCAACACGCGCAGACAATCGGCCTCGGCCTCTCCGGGCAGAAATACACGGAGAGTTTTTTCAACGGCAACGCCCGCCCCGCTGGGATCGTGTCGGTTAAGCAAGACCTGAGTAAAGATAGCTGGGAACGGCTTAAAAAGGTCTGGCAAAAAGCCGCCGCCGCGCTCCGGTCGCAGGAAAACAAGACGCTGTTACTCCCCGCTGAGGTCGATTACAAGGCTTTGACCGTCTCGCCGGTCGACTCTCAACTCGTGGATATGCTCAAGCTAAACCGGTCGATGATTGCCGGGATTTTTAACCTACCTCCTCACATGATAGGGGATCTGGAAAAAGCGACTTTCTCCAATATCTCTGAGCAGTCGATCCAGTTCGTGCGGTTTACGATTATGCCCTGGGTCGTTAACTGGGAGCAGGAGCTAAACCGTCGGCTATTTACCCGCGCAGAGCTGGCCGCAGGTTATTACGTCAAATTTAACCTTGCTGGCCTGCTACGCGGTACGGCAAAAGAGCGCGCCGAGTTCTATCACTACGCGATCACCGATGGCTGGTTAAGTCGTAATGAGGTGCGCGCCCTGGAAGATAAAAACCCGGTAAAAGGGCTCGACGAAATGCTCGTTTCAGTAAATGCGGCGCAGCCGGTCGGCAGCAAAGACAAGAAACCGGAGGAAAACCCCGAAAATGAGTGAAATAGAAAAACGCTGTTACGTGGGCGAAGTTCGCACGGCTGAGACTGAGGGCGGGCCGACGAAAATTATCGGCTATGCATCCGTGTTCGATAGCCGGTCGGAGCTTATCGGCGGCTCGTTCCGCGAAGTGATCAAGCCTGGCGCATTCGACGACGTGTTAAACGACGATGTTCGCGCCCTGTTTAATCATGACCCGAATTTCATCCTCGGGCGCAGCACGTCCGGGACGCTGACCCTCTCTGTCGACAACAAGGGTCTCCGCTATGAAATCACCGCCCCGCAGACGCAGACGATCCGCGATCTGGTACTGGCTCCGATGCAGCGCGGCGACATTACATCCAGCTCGTTCGGGTTCCGGGTCGCCCGCGACGGCGAGCGCTGGTATCAGGACGAGGACGGCGTCGTTGTTCGCGAGATTTCCCGCTTCTCTCGCCTGCTGGACGTTTCGCCGGTTACTTATCCGGCCTATCAGGAGGCCGAGAGCGCCGTCCGTTCTCTGGAGGAGTGGCGAAGCCAGCAAGCCGAGCAGGAGCAGCGCAGCGCGGCGGATCAGCAAAAGCAGGCAACAGAGAAAGCCGCCCGCGAGCGAGTCCTCGATCTGGTAGAGCGCCCCTGACGCCTATTAATAAATAAATATTTAGTAATTAATCAACCTCGCCCCGGCGGGGTTTTTTTATGTCCAAAGAAGGGTAAACACTGATGAAATTGCACGAAATGCAGCAAAAGCGCACCAATATCGCGGCGGAAATGCGCACCTTAAACGATAAAGTCGGGGATGCGGTCTGGACTGACGAGCAGCGTCACCAGTGGGACAGCGCCAAACACGAATACGACCAGTTAGACCAGGCGATTAAGCGCGAGGAGGAGCTCCGTCGCATGGATGACGTGCTCGCCGCAAACAACGAGCCGGAACAGCGCGGCAACCCGCAGGGCTCCGACGATGAACGTCGCGCGGCAGTGTTCGATAAGTTCGTCCGTAACGGCTTCGGCGAGTTGAACGCCGACGAAAAACGCGCACTGAAAGAAATCCGCGCGCAGGGTATCGACGACGGCGAGGGCGGCGGCTCTAAAGGCGGCTACACCGTGCCTAAACAGTTCCGCAATCGCGTTGTTGAGGCGATGAAAGCCTACGGCGGGATCGCTAACGTCTGCCAGCTTTTAAACACCTCTAACGGCCAGTCAATCGACTGGACTTACAGCGACGGTACGGCGGACGAGGGCGTCATGCTGGGCGAAAACGAGGAAGCGGGCGAAAGCGATGTAACCTTCGAGCCCGTAACCATCGGCGCTAAGAAAATGACCTCGAAAATCATCCGCGTTTCTAACGAGCTGTTAAGCGACAGCGGGATCGATATGAATGCGTATCTTGCAGGCCGTATCGCGCAGCGTCTGGGCCGTGGTGAAGCGAAACAGATCGTTACCGGCGACGGCACCGGCAAAAACGTTAAAGGTCTGGCGAAGTGGGTCACAAAAACCACTGAGGCCGCAGCGGCTGACGCGTTCACCTGGGAGGAGATGCTCGCCCTGAAACACAGCGTCGATCCGGCATACCGCAATTCGCCGAAATTCCGTTTTGCCTTCAACGATAACACCCTGTTGAAAATCTCCAGCATGAAAGACGGCCAGGGTCGCCCTCTGTGGTTGCCTGACGTTGTCGGCATGGCACCGGCTACCGTGCTTAACGTGCCTTACGTTATCGATCAGGCAATCGCCGACGCAGGCGCGAGCAAACAGTTTATTTATTGCGGCGACTTTGATCGCTTCATCGTCCGCCGCGTGGCTTACATGCAGCTCCGCCGCCTGACCGAACGTTATGCAGAGTTTGATCAGGTTGGTTTCCTGGCGTTCCATCGCTTCGACTGTGTGCTCGAGGACGGTGCAGCGATTAAAGCGCTGGTCGGTAAAGCGGCAGCGGCAAAGTAACAGGGGTGACGCTTGACCCGACCGCGCTGTCTGTGGCGGTCGGGGCGAACTCGCCAATCGCGGCAACCGTCACCCCTGAAAATGCGGCTAATAAAACCCTGAATTGGGCGAGTGCTGACGTCGCAATCGCCACCGTCGACGAGTCCGGCACTGTGACCGGCGTCGCCGCAGGCGGGCCGGTTAATGTCACTGCGACAGCGGCGGACGGCTCCGGCGTATCCGCCGCCTGTGCTGTCACTGTTACGGCAGCGGCGAAGGCTAGCAAGACTAAATAACGCCCTTCGGGGCGTTTTTTATGGAGGCTGAAATGATCCTCACCCTTGAGCAAATCAAGGCGCAGCTCCGTTTAGAGCCGGATTACACGGAAGAGGACGAGCTCCTCAAGCTGATCGGGAGCGCAGTCGAAGCCCGCACGACGACCTATCTAAACCGCAAGCTATACGAGACGGAAGTCCCCGAAACAGACGAGGACGGGCTCCTCATTAGCGACGATATTCGGCAGGCAATGTTGATGCTGTGCTCTCACCTTTACGAGCACCGGTCGACGGTAACAGATGCCGAAATGGTGGCTTTACCGATGGCTTACGAGTGGATGGTCGGCCCTTACAGGTATATCCCGCTATGAAACGCACACCGAGCCTGACCTCGCCGGAGTATTCACTCCCCGACCCCGGCGATCTGAATCAACGCGTTAGCTTTCGGAAACGGCTCGACACTCCCTCGGCGGACTTCGGCACAGATCGAGAGGACGCAGAAACGTTTAAGGCATGGGCGAAAGTCCGACAGTCTGGCGCGGCTACTTATCAGGCCAGCGTTCAGACCGACAGCGCGTTAACGCATTACGTCACGATCCGTTACCGGAAAGACCTGTCGAGCGAGTGGGAGCTCGTTCTCCCGGACGGAGAAGTCCTCCGCATTCAGCGAATGCGCGATCTCAACAATAAGCGCCGGTTCTGGCTGCTGGAGTGCGAAAGCCTCGGCGCTGCTGAGAACTACAGCGGGGAGGTTTATGGCTGATTCTCCGCTTTTCCACGTCGATTACGACGTCCCCGGCAATATGGAGCTGAAACGCCCCGTAATGCGTCGGGCGTTCGTCAAAATCGGCCAAACCCATATGCGTGACGCGCGTCGGCTCGTCATGAGCCGGCAGACGTCAAAGGCCGGCGAAAATCCGGGTTACAAAACCGGCAAGCTCGCCCGCTCGATTGGCTACTACGTCCCGCGAGCCTCGTCCCGTCGCTCCGGTTTGATGGTGCGTATTGCTCCGAACCAGAAACGCGGCGAGGGGAATCGCAACATTGAGGGCGATTTTTATCCCGCGTTCCTGTTCTACGGCGTCAAGCGTGGAGCGAAGCGGCAGAAGTCGCACCACAAAGGAAAATCGGGCGGTAATGGCTGGAGAGTCGCGCCGCGTAATAACTACATGACGGAGGTTTTAGCCCGCCGCAAAGCCTGGACGCGGTACACGCTGCAAAGGGCTTTAAGGTCGGCGCTCAAGGCTCCGAAAGTGCGGAGGGTTCGCCGTTGAAATTATCCCTGATTGTTGAGGCGCTACGCGACCGGGCGAAATCGTTCCGGGGCCGCGTGGCTGGCGCTGCTGAATTTCAGGCGCTAAACGCCAACACAAAAATGATCCTCCCGGCTGCTTACGTTGTCCCGACTGGCGACACCGCAAGCCCGCAGGAGTCGCAGACGGATTACTACCAGATCGTAAACGAGGGTTTCGCCGTCGTGGTCGTCCTGGACAACCGAAGCGACTTGCGCGGGCAGGCGGCGGCGTTTGACGCGGTCGACCAAATCCGGCGCGAGATTTTCCTCGCGATCCTCGGGTGGGAGCCGGACGACGACACTCACCTGATCGAGTACGAGGGCGGGCAGGTTGTGGAAATGAACCGGGCCGCGCTCTACTACCAGTTTGATTTCACAGCCCGACGCGAGCTCACCGACGAGGACACCCGTCACGGAGCCGACCTCGACTCACTGGAGCCGCTGGAAACTGTCGCAATTGACGTCGATTACATCAACCCCGGCAACGGCCCGGACGGCATAGTCGAGCACCACGTCGAGTTAAACCTCAAGGATTAAACCCATGTTCGTGATCCCTGCTAAGGGGCGGAAAGTTCCTGATCCGTTCCGTGGGGACTTTTTGCCCGAAAGAGGGCGAAACGTCCCGAAAACCTCCTATTGGTTGCGTCGCCTGCTGGCGGGTGACGTGAAAGAAAAAACCTGTAAAAAGGGCGCTTAAATGTCAATTAGCTTTAACGAGACACCCAATAACGTCCTCGTTCCGCTGTTTTATGCGGAAATGGACAATTCAAAGGCGAACACCGCGCAGATCTCCGGCGCATCGCTTTTAGTCGGGCAGGTTCTGGCCGATGCCACAATCGAGCGTAACAAGCTGGTATTGATGCCGAGCGCCGACTATGCCCGCAAGATGTGCGGACGCGGCTCGCAGCTCGCCCGCATGGTTGACGCTTACCGTAAAACCGATCCATTCGGCGAGCTTTACGTCGTGGCCGTGTCTAACAGTGCAAGCGGAAGCATGGCGACCGGCGAGGTTAAAATCTCCGGCACCGTGACCGCATCGGGCGCTATCTCCCTCTATATCGGGTCAAAGCGTGTTCAGGGCGTTGTGTCTGCTGACGATACCGCGCTACAGGCCGCGCAATCACTGGCCGATGCGATCAACGACGACCCTGATCTCCCTGTGACGGCAAGAGCGACGACGACGTCTGATGATGTGCCGGTCACTGCCGTTAACATTGTTTCATCGCCGGGCAACGTTAGTGCCGGGGGTTCGGCAGTGCTTTCGGCCAGCGTTGCCCCAATGGATGCAACAAATAAGAAAATTGTGTGGTCGTCAAGCGACCCGGCGATCATCAAGCTGGATAGCACGAGCGGCACAAACAATGAACGTGCGACCTTTATTGCTATTACAGAAGGTAAAGCGGAGCTGACCGCAACTTCGGAAGAAAACAGCGGTATCAGTGACAGTAAGACAGTCTCTGTCACGGCTGCAACCGTTGAGCCGACGGGCGTCAAACTGGATAAAGAGACGGCCTCTGTCGCTGCTGGCGCGACTGTAAGCCTTACGGCGACCGTAGAGCCGGAAGACGCTGATCAGTCCGTCACCTGGAACAGCTCTGCTGAGGAGTTCGCGACCGTTAATGCGTCCGGCGTTGTGACCGGCGTTGCTGCTGGCGAGGCGAATATTACCGCAACAAGCACCGCAAACGACGAGCTCTCGGCCTCCTGTGCCGTAACCGTTACCGCAGCCGCCCGCAAAAGCAATAAAGCGGCCGCAGCCGCAGCAACTGGCGCAGTTGTAATCCTGACCGCTAAATATACTGGCGAATCTGCTAACGGCTTGCCGCTGGCGCTTAACTATTACGGCACTGTCGGCGGCGAGCAAACCCCGGACGGGCTAAACGTAACGCTGACTGCGATGAATGGCGGCGCAGGCTCTGTTGATATTGCCCCTGTTATTGCCGCTATGGGCGACGAGACTTTCGATTACATCGGTTTCCCGTTCAACGACAGTAACTCACTGAAAATGATCGGCGAAGAGATGAACGACTCCGCCGGTCGCTGGAGCTGGTCACGCCAGATTTACGGCCACGTCTACACCGCGATGATCGGCGCGCTGACCGACCTCGTCGCGTTCGGTGACTCCTTCAACGATCAGCATTTGACCGTGTGCGGATATGAGGAGGGGACGCAATCACCGATTGAGGAGCTGATCGCCGCTCGCTTAGGTCGACAGGCTTCCTTCTTGCGTATTGACCCGGCTCGCCCTACGCAAACCGGCGAAATCACCGGAGCGCTTCCCGCGCTGGTCGGCGCCCGCTTCTCTGTTCCTGAGCGTCAAAGCCTGCTGACTCATGGGATCGCGACCGCAAATGTCGTTAGTGGTGTTATGCAGATTGAGCGCGATATTACGACGTATAAGACCAATAAAATGGGGGTCGCTGATAACAGCTATTTAGACAGCGAGACTCTCCACATCTCCGCCTATGTGATCCGGCAGCTAAAAAGCGTCATTACGTCCAAATATCCGCGACACAAGCTCGCCAATGACGGGACACGCTTCGGCCCCGGTCAGGCGATTGTGACGCCTGCTGTTATTAAAGGTGAGATTTGCGCAGCTTATCGCGCGATGGAGCTCGACGGCATTGTCGAAAACTTCAACGTGTTTAAAGCGCATCTGATTGTTGAGCGCAGCAAGACCGACACAAACCGCTTGAACGTCCTGTTCCCGCCTGATTACGTGAACCAGCTCCGCGTATTCGCAATGCTGAATCAGTTCCGCCTCCAATACTCTGACGAGGAGATTAACGCTAATGGCTAAAATTGCCGGTACATGTTTTATCAAGGTTGACGGACAGCAACTATCCGCAACGGGCGGCGTTGAATGCCCGATGAACACCAAATTAAAAGAGTCGATTGTGGGGCTGGACGAATCTGTCGACTACAAAGAGACGTCTCGCGCTCCATATATCAAGCTGACCGCCAAAGTCCCGAAAGGCTTCCCGCGCGAAAAAATCATCGATTCTGACACCATGACGATCACCGCTGAGCTGGCAAACGGCGACGTTTATGTCCTCTCGAATGCCTGGGTCGAGGGCGAGCTCAACCACAACCCCGAAGACGGTACGGTCGATTGTCAATTCAACGGCCAGGAGGGCTTTTATCAATGATTGAATTTAAATTAACCGCGCCAATCACGGCGCACAATGAGAGATTGCACGTCCTGGAGCTCCGCGAGCCGACTTTCGACGAGGTCGAGGCTCTGGGCTTTCCGTTCACTGTAGGCAGTGACGGAGCGATCAAAGTCGACAGCTCTGTCGCCCTGAAATACATCCCCGCGCTTGCGGGGATTCCCCGCAGTTCGGCGGCGTCTCTGTGTCTTCGCGACATTTTCATGATCTCCATGCGCATCATGGGTTTTTTCACGTCCTCGGGGACGGCGACGACCTCCGACGAAGACTCTACAACGTCGCCTACTTCTGGCGCGTAAATCCCGTGGAGCTAAAGCGGGTGGCGATTTCGGAATTTGCAGAAATGGAATCCGAAGCCGCCCGCATTCAAGAGGAGATTAAGGGCAATGGCTGATTCTTTCGAGCTAAAAGCCATTATCACCGCAGTCGACAAGCTCTCGGGGCCGCTAAAGGGAATGCAGCGCCAGTTAAAAGGCTTTCAAAAGGAGCTATCCGGCCTCACGGTCGGGGCTGGCGCGGTGGGGACTGCAATCCTCGGCGCTATTGGGGGCGCGGCAAAAGAGGCTATGGGTTTAGAAAACCACATGGCCGACGCCCGCAAAGCGATAGAGGAACTCCACGACCCGAAAGCCTTCCAGCAAATGACCGACCAAATCGTCGATATGTCGACGCGTCTCCCTATGGCCGCAGAGGGGATCGCCGCTATCGTCGCGGAGGCGGGCAACGCTGGTATACCTTTTAACGAGCTGACAACCTTTGCGGAAGACGCCACAAAGGCCGCTGTCGGCTTCGGTATGACGGCAGAAGAGGCGGGGCACCAGTTAGCAATCTGGCGGACAGCGTTCAAACTGACGCAACCGGAAGTTATGAAACTTTCCGACCAGATGAATTACCTCGCTATGACTGGCCCGACGACTGAGAAACAGATCGGCGCGGTGGTGACGTCGGTCGGTAATCTGGCAACGACGGCGGGCGTCTCGACAAGTGATCTTGCGGCAATAGCGGCGACGATTACCGGCGTTGGCGTGAATGCTGACGTCGCCGGGACGGGCGTCCAGAATTTCATGCTCGCACTTACTAACGCCAACACAACAAAGGCGCAGGCCGTTTTACAATCCATTGGCCTGACGTCGAAGCAGGTCGCGGCAGGGATGCAAAAAGACTCGCGCGGAATGATGTTGCGGGTTCTGGAGGGGCTGAGCAAAGTCTCTAAGGAAAAGCGTGCTAAAGGGCTTGAATGGTTGTTCGGCAGGGAGTCGATCAAAGCAATCGCTCCCCTTCTGACTAACCTCGACTTGTTAAAGAAAAACTTTAACGCCGTGTCGGATTCGTCGAAGTACGCAGGCGCAACGCAGCGCGAGTATGACTCGCGCGTTAACACGACCGAGAAGCAACTCCAGATACTGAAGAACCAGTTTACGGCGTTAGCGATCACAGTCGGCAGCGACTTTTTGCCGCTGATTGTTGAGGCGACAAAAGCCGTCGCGCCGTACATGAAAGAGGCGTTAACGTTTATCAGAAACAATCCCGAAATGGTGAAATCAATCGCTAAATTCGGGTTAGCAATGGTCGGCGTTTCGGCAGCGATGGGGAGCGTTTCCCGCGCCGTTAAGGTCATGAATTTTGCTTTCAATATGTCACCCGCAAAACTCGTGATCGGCGCGCTGGTTCTCGGCGCTTACGAAATAATCCAGCATTGGGACGAGGTCGGACCGGTAATTAAAGACGCCTGGAAGCAGATCGATCAGGTCGCGCAGGCGCTCGGCGGTTGGGAGACTGTCGCCGGAGGTGTAGGGCTGTTTATGGCTGGCCGGTTTGCAACGCAGACCGTCGGCACACTGACGCAGGCCGTCACAGCGGCGAGAGAGCTTTCCGTTTTGCTCGGCGGGATCGCGAAGCTGGGGGTTGTAGCAATACAAATCACAATCGCGATTGAAATGTTCAAGCAGCTTAAAGCAATCTCTGACACCGTCACCGAGCACGATCACACCTCGTCATTTTGGGAGTCTTTAAAAGGGAGATTTCAGTCGGGCGGCTGGTACAACTACGACCAGCAAAAGACGCTGGCCGTAACGGGGCAAAACCCGGTATCAATCCCGCAGGCGACAGCCGGAGCCCGGTTGTCGTCTCCGATGCCTTACCCGCTTCAGCGGCAGGAATTAACCGTCAAGTTTGAGAATGCGCCGCCTGGGACGCGCGTCTCTGACATCCCCAAAACGGGCAACCCGTTGATGACTGTTAAGACTGACGTCGGCTATTCACCTTTCCGCAATCCACAATAAACCCGCTTCGGCGGGTTTTCTTTTTGAGGTGACTCAATGGCTTTTGAAACCGACTGGCGCTCGCGCCTGCAAGCGGCTTCCTTTCGTGGCGTCCCCTTTGAGGTGGAGGACGAGGAGGGAGAATTCGGTCGCCGCGTGCAGGTTCACGAGTACCCGAAGCGCGACAAGCCTTACACGGAGGATTTAGGCCGTGCGACGCGTCGGATCACTATTAACGCTTATCTTATAGGCGACGACTATCCCCAAAAGCGGGACAGGCTGATCGCCGCAATCGAAACCGAGGGCGCGGCTACGCTGGTGCATCCCTGGTATGGAGAAATGAAAGGTAACGTCGACGGGACTGTCCGGGTCACACATAGCAAAGGTGAAGGCCGAATGTGTCGCGTGTCGTTCCAGTTCGTTGAGTCTGGCGAGCTCTCGTTCCCGACGTCGGGCGTCGCCTCCGGGCAAAAGCTGGAGGGGGCCGCCGATTCGCTGGCGGACGCTATCGCGGACGCGTTCTCTTCGTTCGGGCTCGATGGCCTGTCGGACTTTGTGCAGTCCGGCGTGCTGGATGACGCTACCGCTATGCTCGGCACGATTACCGACGCCTTTAAAATGGTCGACTCTGGCGTCTCCGCAGCGATGCGACTCCTTCAGGGGGATTTATCCGTCATTCTCCGTCCTCCGAGCACGGCAAACGATTTTGTTCGCGCTCTCCAGAAGGCGTGGCGTGGCGGCTCCCGTCTGGCGGGGGATGCTTCCGATTTGGTGACGATGGTTAAAACGATTTCGGGCGTTACGCTTGATCCCGGACTGGCTCCTCGCGGTACATGGCCGACCGACTCCGGCTCGACCGTCACCCGCGCCAAACAAACTAACCTGATCGCCGCTACTCTGCGAACCGTCGCAATCTCCGAAGCCGCGCGCGCTGTGACTTCAATCCCTGAGCCGCCGCGAATCGCTGAACAGCAAACCGCTGGCTCGGCCACTTCGGACATTGTAAGCAAAACACATGCCGCGCTTGATACAGCCAGCGAAAACATAACCCGCGCGCCGTCCGCGACATGGGACGACTTAACCGACATTCGCGGCGCGCTTAACGACGCCATAGATCGCGAGCAGCTCCGCGCGACCGACGACGGCGTCTTTCTGGCGCTGGCAACCCTTCGCACTGACGTTAATAAGGATATTTCAACGCGGCTGGCGCAGGTTGAGAAAACCGTCACGCGCTTATCGAACGAGCCGATTCCCGCGCTTGTGCTTGCGGCTCAATGGTACGACGACGCAACGAGGGAAAACGAAATCCTTTATCGAAACGATATCGCCCACCCCGGCTTTGTGCCGGTTAAGGCGCTGAGGGTTCCTGTCCGATGAATGACACCGTTTTTCTGAGAGTTAACGGGCGTGAGTGGGGCGGGTGGACGTCTGTCCGCGTCTCCGCAGGCGTTGACCGCGTCGCCCGCGATTTCAACGTCACGATTTCCCGCACCTGGCCGGGGGCGACTGAGCCGACGCCGCAGGTCAAAAACGGCGATCAGGTAGAGGTTTTACTCGGCGAAGATCTGGTTATCACTGGCTGGATTGAGGCGACGCCAGTCCGCTACGACGCCAGCTCGATCAGTCTCGGGATTGTTGGCCGCAGCAAAACAGCCGACCTCGTCGACTGTACCGCAGCGCCGCTGCAAAAAACCGGCGCAGCACTGGCAGACATTGCCGCAGCTCTGGCGAAGCCGTTCGGCGTCAACGTGATCAACGATGGCGCACCGTCAACGGCTGTCATTGAGGCGCAGCCGCAGCACGGCGAGAAGGTCGTCGACTGCTTAAACCGGCTTTTAGGGCAGGTTCAGGCGCTGGCTTACGATAACGAAAAAGGCGAGCTCGTGCTCGGCTCCGTTGGTTCTGGTAAGTGTTCGACCGCGCTCGTCCTGGGTAAAAACATACTGACCTGTGACACTGAGCGGAGCATAAAAGACTGTTTCTCGGAGTACCTTGTCACCGGCCAGCGTCCCGGCACAAATGACGATTTTGGACGGGCAACTATCGCCGCGATTAAGCAGTCCGCAACGGACGCCACTGTCATTCGTTACCGGCCTTACACAATCCAGCAAAGCGGCCCCGCCACGTCGGCGACCTGTAAAGCACGGTGCGAGTTTGAGGCGGCGCAGCGAGCCGCGAAAATGCGCGAGACGACTTACACCGTCCAGGGCTGGCGGCAGGGGAACGGCGACCTGTGGCGTCCGAATTACCGCGTTATCGTGTTCGATCCTCTCTGTGGCTTCGATAACGAGGAGTTAGTGATCGGCGAGGTCACTTTCTCGCAGGACGAAAAAGGCACGACGACCGAGCTCCGCGTCGCCCCGGCTGACGCTTACCTACCCGAGCCGCCGTCGCCGAAGAAGGGCAAGAAAAAGAAAAAGGGGGTCGTTTTCTGATGGGAATGTTTAGCACTGTTTCAAACCTGATCGCCCGCGCCGTACTGACCGCACTCAATACCGGCGACAAATGCCAGGGCGCAAGCCTGGAGCTTATCGGCGGCGAGACAAAGGAGAACGTCGAGCACATCGAGCCTTACGGGTTCACCTCCGCCGCGCAGAACGACGCCGAGGCGATTGTCCTTTTTCCCTCCGGGGATCGGTCGCATGGGGTCGTTATAGCAGTTGCCGACCGTCGTTACAGACTCAAGGGGTTAAAGCGGGGAGAGGTGGCGCTTTACACGGACGAGGGCGACTCAATCGTCCTTAAGCGCGGCAGGGTGACGGAAATCAACACGGATCAGCTTGTCGTAAACGCAAAAACGAAAATCACCTTTAACACGCCGTTGATCGAGGCTTCGGGCGACTACAAAGGCGCGGGCGAAGTGTCCGACGGCGTCGGCTCTATGTCGCAAATCCGCACGACGTACAACGGACATACTCACATCGGCAATGGCGCAGGTAATCAAACCGGAGGCCCGAGCGCCTCAATGGGGAAATAATGATTATTTTCGTAAACGGGCTTTTAAAGGAGTCGACCGACTCTCTCGACGCTCTCTCGCGGGCCGTTATTGTTTCCCTTTTCACATGGCGACGCGCTGAGCCTGACGACGATACAACAGAGGTTTTCGGGTGGTGGGGTGACACCTTCCCCACGGTTGCAAACGACCGAATCGGATCGCGTCTCTGGCTGCTACGACGGAGCAAGCTCACCAACGCAACCGCCGCCAGAATCCGCGATTACGCGCGGCAGGCGCTCGAATGGATGGAAGAGGACGGCGTCGCGGCGCGGGTTGAAGTTACCGCGACGCGCGTCGGCCTGACGTCGGTCGAGCTCGGCGTCGTGATCTGGCAGCAAGACGGCAGCAAACACGCAATTATTTTCGATGATATATGGCAGGGGGTTTTAAATGGCTGAATCTGGTTTTTCTCGCCCCGATTTGCCAAATCTGATCAGCACAATCAGGAGCGACCTTTTAACGCGAATGGAGGACGACGTCGTTTTGCGTCGGCTCGACGCGGAGGTTTACGGGCGAGTCATGGCCGCAGCGGTTCACACGCTTTACGGCTATCTCGACTATCTCGCAAAAAACATGCTCCCCGATCAGGCGGACGAGGAATGGCTCCTCCGGCACGGCAATTTAAAGCAGGTAATCCGAAAGCAGCCCACGGAAGCGGCGGGCTTTATGCGATGGGACACCGTCGGCAGTGTGATTACCGTTCCGGCTGGCACCTCGATCCAGACCGACACGCAAACCGAGTACATCACGACCGCAGACGCAACAACCGACGAGAACGGCACGATCCGCGCGCCGGTTGAAGCTGTCGAGCCTGGCTCCGCTGGCAATCTGGACGACGGGACGGCGCTCCGTCTTATGTCTCCGATTCAGGGGCTGTCGTCTACCGGTTACGCCGAAGACGTGGAGGGCGGCACGGATTTAGAGGAGCTGGAGGATTGGCGCTCCCGCATCATGGCCCGTTGGTATTACACGCCGCAGGGTGGCGCAGACGCCGATTATAAAATCTGGGCTACAGACGTCGCGGGAATTACTCGCGCGTGGGTTTTCCGACACTACAGCGGGCGAGGCACGGTCGGGGTTATGGTGGCTAACAGCAATGCCAGCAACCCGGCCCCGGATGCAACGCTTGTCGAAGCGGTGCGCGAGTACATTCTCCCGCTTGCGCCGGTCGCAGGGGCAGGGCTGACCGTGTTCGCGCCTAAACTGAATGAGATTGATATGGATATCGCGCTCGCTAAAGACACAACCGCGATCCGCGCGGCAGTCCTCCGCGAGCTTAACTCCGCACTCCTCCGCGATGGCGTTCCAGGCGGTAAGATTTATCTCTCGCGCCTCTCGAAAGCGATCAGCCTGGCCGCTGGCGAAGTGGCTCACCGAATGAATACCCCGAAAGCCGACATTCAGCTCGGCGCGGAGGAGTTGCCTGTCCTGGGTGAAATCACCTGGTCTAATTACTCCAATATCGTTACGGAATTAACTGTCGTGTTGAATAGCTTCGGGCGCGGGCCTGGTGGAGAGGCTCCGGGTAAAATTCACGTCGGGGAATCCGCTACGGCCACCGCCTCGATCACGCCATTACCGGAAGGCGTCACAGTTTCTTATGACTTCTGGCACGACTCGGAAGACGCCAACGATATAGCCGATCCGACACAGATTGTCGCGCTGGCATGGGCTGACGACGGGTTATCAGTCACCGCAACCGGCAGAGCTCCGGGTACTGTTTATGTGCAAGTTAACGTCAAGTACAACGGCAAGACCTGGTCAGATCACGCCTTTATCACGGTATTTGCAAAGGGCGAGACGATTCCGGTCGAGGAGGCGAGCTAATGGCAGGCATCGACGACGAATATGTCCGATTACTCCGCCACCTTTTACCGAGTGGCCCCGCATGGGAGGGGAGCAGCGATCATCTTATCGAGGGGCTAGCACCCTCACTCGGCAGGGTTCACAAGCGCGCCAATGCTCTGATGACGGAGCTCGATCCGGGCTCGACTGTGGAGCTTATCGACCGTTACGAGGGGCTTTGCGGCTTGCCTGATGAATGCATCCCGGACGGGACGCAAACCCTCACGCAGAGGCAGCGCCGGTTAGCCGCGAAGGTGAACGGGTTTGGTGGAATTAACGAGGCATTTTATCGCGGCCAGCTCGACGCGCTGGGCCACGGTGACGCCACAATTACGCAATTCCAGAATTGCGACTCCAACGATCCCGATTCGTGGCCGGAAGGGGCGACAGCGGACGATTACCGTTATTTCTGGCGGGTAAACATGCCAGTAAACGCAAATGTCGACGTTATGACCTGTTCCGATTTCTGTAATGCATTTTTGCGCACATGGGGCGACACCGTCTCCGAGTGCGTGATTGATAAACTTTGTCCTTCACATACGACGGTTTTGTTTGCGTATGGCGAAGACGAAAAGACGCAGGAGTAAATTAAACGTGCATAGAATCGACACCCCGACCGCCGTCTCTGGCATGTTCGGCACGGGCAAAAATGGTTACACCAACGGAGACAGCGCAACCGGCCAATCTGCTACGCAGCTCGACGCTGACGTTTTTAACGCTTATCAGGAGGAGATTTGCTCCGTTATTGAGGCCGCAGGAATCAAGCTGGATAAAGCCAGTCATGCTCAATTGCTGGCAGCGTTAAAGGCTCTGTTCCTGCTGACGGATGATGCACGCGTTTCCGGGGCTCTTCAGAAGTCAAATAACCTTAGCGACTTGGAAAGCGCGACGCAGGCGAAAAAGAATTTAGAGCTTGATCAGGTCGGAAACTGGAGTGCGGTGCAGGCTAACGGCGGGTTGCACTCGGATGGTAATCATCGCATTTATATAGATTGGGGGACGGATGGTAAGTTGCACCTCACTGTTGATGCGACAGATGTCGGAGAAATGTTTACAACCGCTAATCCTCCTACAGCGGCACAGACAGGAGCATATCCAAAATCAGGCGGATTTCTGAATGAAGGCGCTGAAATTTATGTGATTAACGGTAACACAGCCCCTAATGCTGGTGATTACGTTTCATCTCCTGCAATCCGGGCAACCATTAAGGGTCGCGGCGCGTATGGAGTGCCTGAAGGTGCGTCTGCTTGGTTCCAGATCGTTGAGAACGTCGGGACGCTAGCATATGCGCAAATTTCCTGGAATGGGTTTGGCTCGGCGCATAACTTCCTTTTTGAGCAGGGCGGAGACTTCAGAGTAGATGGAACACTTAAATTCGCTGGGGGGAATGGCTGGATCGCTACCGACGGAAATGTTTATGGGGCTATATGGGGCGGGTATTTAAGTAATTGGATATCTGGTCAGCTCGGCGCTGTAAATAACAATATCAGCAACAACATCGGTAACGTCCAGAACTGGGCGAATGGCACTTTTGTAACCGCCGTTCGGTTAGGTGGGGCTCGGCTTCAGGCTTCGCAGAAAGATAGCGGCGGGCCGTTTGCGATGGGTAACGGCGAGATGTTCGTCGGGATTAACAACATGGGTACTTCGGACGCCGCCAAAGTGTATTGGTATGCGAGGCAACTCCAGTATCTGATCAATGGTAACTGGGTTGCGGCGGCCAGCGCTTAAGAGGGGAACAGAATGATAGTAATGAAAAACTTCACCGTTAAAAACGTTGATTTAAACGGCTTATTAATTGCTGTTGCAACGGACGAGACCGGCGCGGACTGGTACGAATCGCAAAAAAACTTTCAGCCTGACACGCTTAAGGTTGTCTTTGACGCTGACGGCTTAATCATTTCGGAGGGTCAGGACGTTTCCGCACTCTGGCCGGGGGGGAACTCCATTGCTGAGGTCGAACCTGCTGATGTTCCGGCAGAATTTACGCTTAATGGTGAATGGGTATTTGATGGCAAGCAAATCAAGCCCCGCACCTATGACGCGGCAGAGTGGCAGGCACGGGCCGAGAGCAAAAGAAAGGATTTGCTCTCGGACGCGGCAACCGTTACGGCAGACTGGCGAGTCGAGTTGCAGCTAAACACCATAAGCGAAGAAGACAAAGCCAGCCTGATTAAGTGGATGGGGTATATCAAGGAAGTTAAAGCGACCGAGTTGTCACATGTAAAAGACGAAGAGACATTTCATCAAATCGAATGGCCTGATAAGCCTGAAGGTTAATCTCACCGATTGACCCTCAAGAGTGGATAGACAAAGGATGACCATAATAACCGCTTGATTTTTATAGCATAAGAACGGCGTTTTTTATTTCCGCCCACATGAATTTTTTTGTTCCTCTTTCCTTCTATTCAAAGAGATTTCAATTTGTATTGTAGAGCTGTCGGCACATGGGGATTTTCCTATTACTGTAGGGGCGACAGCCCCTAAATTTCAAAAGAATCATTCGTTTAATCTAATTTAATAATTTTCAATTTGAGAATTTCATGAAGTCATTCATTTTGCTTTATGCCCTTCTTAGATATATGGAATGCTTCTCGCAAAATCCTGATATGCAAATCGATGACAGGTAGGTTTACTCTCATATCTCTACTTAAGCAGGAGGCTCTATGTAACGGAGATTTGAAGAACAGGCACACGACGCAGCGTGTATGGCAATAGGTGAGGCTGTCTGGCAGCTCATAGAAACAGGGAGGTTGATATCGCAAGATGCGATTGCAGGTATGGTTATAGAGCGATCAGCAAGACGCCCAGACCTAGCCATAAGCATTGCTCTCTTAGTGCTGCGGCAGTCTTAAAAAAGCCCTGGCGACGGAGCAGACTTTGACCGCGCCAATCTAAGCAGGCTGCGGGGTGGGTAATTTGAGATTAGTCACCCGCAAGCCAACCCGCCAGACTAAAAATCCAGCATCCTAACCTGATTTACAAAATTGTGCGCCGTTTCGCCTTGATCAACACTGCCTTAAGATATTACTGTTTATTCATACAGTGTTTATCAGGGGGGATTTATCATGCCGCGAGATTACGAAATCATGATTGCTTTTCGGCAGGCTATTAAGCGCGATGCTGCCGGTCGTTACACCATCAGCACACTCGACTTCATCAGAGAACTCGACCGCATGAACTGGCATTACACGCTAAGGGCGGCGAATAAGTGGATTGAGATGCACACCACAGCATTCCGCGACATCTCGACTACTGATGGTGAAGAGCGCCTGTTTCAGGTTTACAACCCGAACGGTGCTGTGTGATGTTTGCCCTGGTCGATGTAAATTCGTTCTATGCAAGTTGCGAAACAGTATTCAGGCCCGATCTGCGGGGCAAGCCAGTAGTCGTGCTGAGCAACAATGACGGATGCGTGATTGCCCGTTCAGCAGAGGCAAAAGCGCTCGGAATCCCTATGGGGGCTCCGTACTTCAAACTGAAGAACGAGTTTCGTCGATACAGGGTTCAGGTTTTCAGCAGTAACTATGCGCTTTATGCCGATATGAGTAACCGGGTGATGACGACGCTGGAGCAGATGGCACCCAGTGTTGAGGTCTATTCGATTGATGAGGCGTTTTTGGACCTGAGCGGTGTTCGCAATTGCATGGTCCTGGAAAACTTCGGCAGGGAGGTGCGAGAAACGGTTAAACGTAATACGCATCTGACCGTTGGTGTGGGAATAGCGCAGACAAAGACGCTTGCAAAACTGGCTAATCATGCCGCAAAAAAATGGAAGCAGACACGGGGTGTTGTTGACCTGTCGAATATAGAACGTCAGCGCAAGCTTATGGCGCTGGTGCCGGTTGAGGATGTATGGGGGGTAGGTCGACGCATCAGCAAGAAGCTCAATGCTATGGGCATCCTGACCGCAAAAGACCTGTCAGAACAAAGCACCTACACCATACGCAAGCACTTCAATGTCGTGCTGGAACGAACCGTGAGAGAGTTGCGCGGTGAGTCATGCCTGCAGCTGGAAGAGTTCGCGCCTACCAAACAGCAGATCGTTTGCTCCCGATCATTCGGCACCAGAATCACACAGTACGACGACATGCGCGAAGCCGTGTGTACATTTGCAGCGCGAGCCGCAGGCAAACTACGCGGAGAGCGCCAATACTGCTCTCAGATAGCTGTATTCGTAAGGACCAGCCCACACGCCATTGGAGAGATTTTCTACGGTAATCAGTCTACCGGAAAGGTGCTTACGCCAACCAATGACACGCGCGATATTATTCGTGTGGCCATTGAGGCGCTAGATCGCATCTGGGTCGATGGAAACCGCTACATGAAAGCGGGCGTAATGCTGGGTGACTTCTACAGCCAGGGTGTATCGCAACTGAACCTGTTTGATGAGAATAAACCACAGGCCAATAGTGAAGCGTTGATGCGCGTAATAGACGGAATTAACTTGAGCGGGAAGGCCAATTTATTTTTTGCGGGGCAGGGAATTGAGAGGTCATGGGCCATGAAACGAGAGATGCTTTCACCTGCATACACAACCCGTTTTGCAGACCTGCCAGTGGCAAAATGAGTTTAGTTTTTATTAATCTTTTACCACTGACAATCTGAGATTGTGATGAGTGAAGTTCATACAGAATTGCGATAAAATCCTTCCCCAAAACTCTATGCAACCTATTGTAATTTATGACGTTTACTTTTGTTATTAAAGAACTTGTAGAGCAATGTTTTCTTTCTTTTTAAGCAATAAAATCAGTCAGATAACATCAATTTGCTAAAATAATGCTGCGTCACATGGAGTGGTTCGAAGCGGCTGACCTGATTGTTAAAGGTGTTGAAGGCGCTATCGCTAACAAGACCGTGACTTACGATTTCGAACGCCTGATGGATGGCGCTAAGCTGCTGAAATGTTCAGAGTTTGGTGACGCGATCATCGAAAATATGTAA